TGGAGCGCGCGCTAAACGATAGATAACCAACGAATCTTCCATCATTCTTAACTGATTCAAAGGCTTTAATGCTTTATGTAAGAATGATAATACTTTTGAGCGTTTTTCGTCAAGCAAGCCTGATGTACAATACGATATAGAATCAAGAGTTAATTTAACACCGGCTGCTTGATAACCTGGTTTTTCTTGATAGATGAAATACTCATCTACCTTTTTAACCAATGGTGCACCGGTTGCTACATCTTTCTTTTTCTTTATTTGTCTTACTTTACGAATACGTGCAGCGTCAATTGGACGAATGTCAATGATACCTTGCTTGAGATTACCTTCATCGACTACAAGGTGATGGTATATTCTACCATCGACGTACCATCTTCGAAAGATGTCGTGTCCTAGTTCTGTAAAATCCATCATTGATAAGATACCATCAAACTCATCTTTGATAGATTTTTTGATGGCAGCTGGTGCTATGAGACTATCCATGTTTAAAGTAACAGGTTCGTTTTCACCACCGATAATGGCTTCGTTTGTAATGTCTTCGATCGCTGCATCAACTTCTGGATGCATTGCAACGCCACGATACTTCATAACCAATGCATGATTATCTTTTGCATCCGTGCCGTCTTGATTAATGTATTGGCCATAATGAGAACCTGATGCGGTTACGTAACCTGCACCATCTTCGTCTCGGGCTGGAACGATTGAAGCGGCCTTGGCTGGATTCTCAGCGCTGGCTCGTTTAATCTCAAATCCAAATAATTTAAAGCCGTCTTGTTCTGCCATGTAAATTCCTTATAATAAGAGGAGAGCGGAGTACCGCTCTCCCTTTATATATTACTACTGATCAGTGGTGTTACTGGTCCAGTATTGATACTGCCACTCGATCTGGAATCTTTCGATCTGATCGTCAGCGTAGCTGAGTTCAATCGCAGATAGCGATGAAGGCCAAGCATCTTTGATTGTGACTGTCTTAATGACTGATTCGTCACGATCAAATTGTTGTACCTGAAGATCAGCGAAGTAGAGTTCTGGATTCTGCACACCACCAGCATCTGCATGGTTAGCGATTGCGTTCATCCATTTTTCCATTTCGTCCCTGATCTTAAACCCTGTATCGTTAATGACTGTTACAGTCCAAGGATCAAACGTTCTGTCGCCGGCAACTTTCAATCTACGACCGCGGAATGGAATCTCAATTGTTCCTACGGTTGATGCGGGCAGCTGAGCTGCCTCACACATGAAAGATGCAAAGTCGACGTCGAGTGCGACCCCTAAACCACCACGTGGGTTGTTCAAGGTAACCTGAAAGAGATTACCGCGAGCACCACCGCCAGTGAGTCTTGACTTAAATTCGTCTACACTACCAAGTGCCATAAGTTATCCCTCCTTAAAATGCCTGCCCAGTTACTTCCTCGAAGGAAATACCGGTACGAACTGCGACAAAGTTTAGCGTTACGAAGTTGATTGAGCGAGCCGGCTTAATAAAGATATTAGCGATGAACTCGTTACGATCAACAACATTCGGAGTGTTTACTGTTTCATCAGCAACAATCCTGAAGTCTGTAATACCGCGGCGTCCTTTAACATCACGTAGTACTGGCTCGACGATGTTGACGAACTCAGCTCTTGTAAACTCATCATTGAATTCAAAGAGTACGTTCTTGGCAGCCCGTTCAATGGCCCGCTCAAGTGTCAAGAACAATCGACGTACGTTGATACGATCGAATGCCGAAGGTCTATTTTCATGGGTCTTATCACCAAACAATAGTATTCCTTGACCTGGAAGGTTCACGATTGGGTTTACTCCAGCTTTGTAAAGAACATCCCTGCGTGTCTTGTTTGGATTGTATTCTACAGATGTGACACCAAGCAATTGACCCCGACGTGTACCAGCAGGTGAGAACCATGGAGCAGCCACACGATCTGTTTCAGCCATCAATCCAGCTACAGACGAGCTTGCTGGAATCTGAATGAATTTATCGTTGAACTTATCGTAGACTTTCAAGTAGTTACCTGCAACAATGCTGTAACTTGATCTTGTAAATGTCGCGGATGTTGCTGTAATGTTTGTTGTAGCTGTTGCTTCACTGGTTACATTTACAACGTCTGTTCTAGCAGGACCTGTTACAACAACGCAATCTTTACGTGCTCTTGCATTGGCAACAAGGTCGTTTGTTACGACGGTTTGATCAGCCCGTGATGACATACCAGGCGCAATCAAGAAATCAACTTCTACAATGTCTTTGTCTTCGAAGAAGTCAAATCCAAGTAAGTACTGGCTAGCAGACAACGTGCCTGAGTTTGCGCCAGAGTCGAAGTTATAGTCTGTTACTGCTGATGTGCTAACTGCGGTACCGAGGAAGTCCTTAGCGGTTCCTGGTGTGATTGCGGTTCCAGCATTACCGGTATTAACATCGTCTGAATCAAAACCAACCATGTGAACGTACTGTGATCTTGTATTGATTACATCTTTCACAAAGATATTAGATCCATCTACCAGTGATACTGCGTTAGATGCTACTGACAGGAATGGATAACTTTCTAGAACTGTACCCTTTATTCCTGTGAACTCACCATTCTTATCAACGACGACCACGTGAATTTCATCGTTTGTTGCATCGTTAGCAGCAGCAAAGTCTGTTTGACCAGGTGCAGTATCGAAGGAACCAGCGTAAGTCCAGCCAGAAAATGCTGAATCGTTGACCGAAGGTGGGCATATTGAAACTTGTAGTGAGTTACCAAGTGATCCTGGAAACCTACCAATGAATGTAAATCCGTCAGAATCAAGTGCTGCTTCTTGCGACTCGAATGCTGTTGGATTTTTAACTGTTGGGACTGAGTAATTACCTACAGCGTAGTTACCTTTAGCTACTGTTCTCCGGCCGGTTGTTGATACGGCGTTTAAAGCTGAAGAGTCTGCTACACGTAATAACTGCAGTGTGTTTGAATAACGCAAGAACGTTGCTGCGTCATGATAGTCTATTGAGTGAGAAGTGTCTGGTGCACCAAAGGTTTCTGTTAGTTCTTCTTCATTAGCGACTAACGTTCTTTGGTCAGCAGGTCCCCACATAAACTTACCTACGTAGGCGCCAGTAGAAGTTTGAACATTAGGCACTCCGCCTGTAAGATCAACTTCCTTGACTACTACTGCAGGACTTTCGGATGGTGCAAAAAGTGCCATTAGTTTACCTCTTGGGTTCTATTTATATGGTTCATGATACGGTTATTTCAATTACCCAGTTATTTATATAATTACCGAATTCCATGGTCATCGAACTCAACATACCAATCTGGCTTACCATCGTCTTCTATCTTTTTAATAAACTCTGAACCGTCATCTACAAATCCAAAAGGTACCACATCATCTTCAATTTGTTTCATTCTTTCTCTAAATAGCATTTCTTTCAGGTTAATATCTGTCATATCGTTAAACATTTGTGTTTGAACAAAATACCCGAACAGTACTAGATTCATTACAAGATCGTCATGGTTACCGGTTGAAGCCTCGTATGAATTACCTCTAGCCACAAAAGTAGATATCTCTAGAATTGTACTCTCATCGACGATTGTTAATTTATGATTCTCTAAACAATCTTTTAAACCAGAACAACCTAATCGTTTTACTTTACGTGTCATGGTAATACCAATAGCGTCAGCTTTAATTGAATTTTCCATATGCACGTTTTCGTATTCTAAATCGTAATATATTCCGTTACATACTACGGATCCTTGGTCGTTTGATTCAATCACTACATAGGCACTGTTGTAGACTTTTGCGTACTTATATATAATTGTAGGGAAGAGTAATGGAGAGATAGTGTTGTTCCGGTATACAGCCACTTGCTCAAAAGGCGTGACGCTAATATCGATTAAAGTAAAAGTAGAGTAATCCTGTCCTCTTCCCTTCCCAACATCTACGGTCATAATATAATCATGACCTTTTTCTGGATGTTTATAAACAAATCCATCGCCGTTTTCAATATATGAGAGTGGACTGGCTGCTCTTAGTTCCATCAAGGCTTCAGCACCAATTAACGTATCACCGGTGCCGAAGAATGTATTACCAAACTCTTGGTCAAATTGCAGCTTGGACGTATTGTTTATCGTTTCTTCTTTCCACTTCTCGGTACGACCAGGTACGTCCCACCAATCAACTCGAAAAGAATGATACTCGTTAACTCTTTGTTCTGCGCCTTCCCATATCTTATAGAACATATTACCAATACCATTTGCTGTGGACGTGACAATCACTTTGGTGTCCACACCAGATGAAATAACAGGATATGTAGAGGCATAAAACTCTGCGGCTTTTTCTACGAACGCAAACTCATCTAGATAAAGCAGGTTAATACTAAGACCCCGGATAGAAGAACCAGTGGTTGCAGAAGTAATAATTCTAGAATTGTTACCGAATTCAAGAGAACCTTTGTTGACAGACTTAGCTCCGGCTTGTAGAAAGAACGGTAGGTTCTCAAGCATAAGCGTGATCCTGCCGAGCATTTCTCTGGCAGTTGCTCCTTTGTTAGCAAGGATCGCAACAGTTTTTTCCGGAGAAAACAGCGCGTACCAGAGCAGGTAGGCACACGCGGATACCGATTTACCGCTTTGTCTGCATGCCA